GAGGTTCTGGGGGAGTACCTGCATCTATCGGGGGGGACGGTATACACGGCGTTCGAGGCGGCCGATCACGTGACGGACCTGGCGGTGGATACGAATCTACCGCTGCGATGGACGCTGGATTTCAACGTGGACCCGATGAGTTCGCTGATCGTGCAGACGGACGACGGGAAGGTGAGAGTGCTGGACGAGATCGTGATCCGGAATGGAACGACGCAAGAGGCGTGCGCGGAGTTTCTGAAGCGGTATCGGAGGCACGACGCGGGGTTGATGGTCTACGGGGACGCCTCGGGGTATCAGCAGCAGACCACGGGCTTTTCGGACTACCAGATGGTGCGGGAGCACCTGCAGGCGAATTCGACGATCAAGACGAACTACAAGGTGCCGAAGTCGAATCCGAGCGTGAAAGAGCGGATCAACCTGATGAACGCGAAGCTGCGGTCGGCGTCGGGGGAGATCTCGGTGCTGGTGGACAGAAAATGCAAGGAACTGATCAAGGACTTTGAACAGGTTGCGTTCAAGGCGGATACGTTTCAGATCGACAAAGATCGGGACCGGCAGCGGACGCATTTGTCGGACGCGCTGGGCTACCTGATGTGGCAGGAATGCAGACCGCTTCCCACGGTAGGGGAGCGACGGGGGCGATTGTTGCAATGATAAAGACCATAAATCGGGAACATCCGGAGTACATGGCGCGGAAAGCGACGTGGAGACGGTACCGGGACCTATACGTTGGGGGAGACCAATTGCGGGAGCGCGGGTCGGAGTACCTGGTGCGGCGGCAGAAGGAACCGGGTGAGGTATACCAGGAGCGCCTGATGCGGCTGTTCTACGAGAACTACATCGGGAGCATCATCGACTGGTACGCGGCGACGCTGATGCATCGCGAGCCGGTGGTGCAGATGGAACAGGCGGGCGGCCCGGCGGGCGGGTACTACAACACGTTGTTTGCGGACTGCGATTTGAAGGGGACGCGGCTGAGCCAGTTCTTCCGGGAGCGGTTCACGGAGATGCTGGTTTGCGGGAGCAGTTATGTGGTGGTGGATTTCCCGCGGACGGCGGGGCAAGCGTCGACGCGGGCGGAAGAAGACGCATCGGGGCAATCGCGAGGATTCCTGGTGGACTATGGCGCGGACGAGGTAATCAACTGGAACCGGGACGAGAGAGGCGGGCTGGAGTGGGTGGTAATCCGCAGTTCCTGCCTGCAGCAATCGAAGGTAACGGACGCGAAGTGGGAGAAGGAAACGCGGTGGGTTTACTACGACCGGGAGAGCTTCCGGATCTACCGCAAAGCTGGCGAGCAGAGCCCGGTGGAACTGGTGGATGAAGGACGGCACTGCCTGGCGCCGTTCGTGCGGGTTCCGGTATTCGAGATGAAGGTGACCGAAGGGCTGTGGCTGATGAACAAGGCCGCGCTGCTGCAACTGGAGCACTTCAACAAATCGAACGCACTGTCGTGGGCGCTGACGATGGGGTTGTTCGCGATGCCGGTGGTGTACTCGGACAGCGAATTCAAGCAGGTAGTGGGGGAAACGTATTACTTGCAGCTTGGCAAGGACGACCGGTTCGGATGGACGGAGCCGGACGGGAAGGTATACCAGATCGCGGCGGACAACCTGAACCAACTGAAGGACGAGATCTACCGGGTGTGCTACCTGATGAACCAGGCTGGGAACGCGAGCGGGACAGGGGCGCGGCAATCGGGGCTGAGCAAGCAACTGGACTTCGTGGCGACGGAAGAGGTGCTGCGGGCCTACGGGGCGGCGGTGAAGGAAACCATGACCCAGGTTCTGGGCGCGGTGGCGGCGGCGCGGCAGGACGAAGTAACGATTGAAGTCACGGGGTTGGACGATTTCGATATCGACGAATTCGGAACGGAACTGGACGATGCCAAGAACCTTCTGGGACTGGGGATCGGAAGCGCAACGTTGACGAAACAGGTATTCAAGCGGCTGGCGCTGAAGTACCTGAGCGATGCGCGGCCGGAGGTAAAGAACCGGGTGGTAGAGGAGATCGAACAGACGGACTACGGGAAACCGGGCGGCATTACAGACCCGGCGCTGCGGTAGGCAGCAAGCAGACGAGGAGGTCAGAACGGGGCGGGCCGGCAAGCGGCCCGCCCCACTGATTTTTGGGAGGTATATGGAAGGAATCGACATTCAAGCGATTGTGCGGCAGGCGATCCAGGAATACACGAACAACGAACATGCGAAGAGCGAGCCCGCGTACAAGGCGGAACTGCTGGAAGAGCGCAAGCGCCGGGAGCAAATGGAGCGGCGGCTCAACGAGATGGCGGAAGAGAACAAGCGGAGCCGGATAAAAGCGGAAGAGGCAGAGCGGAGTTCGGCGGTGCGGGCCGAGTTGCAGCGACTGGGAGTGGCCAAGATCGACCTGGCGTTCAAGGCGGTGCAGGACGGAATCGTGCGTAGCGAAGACGGGCGACTGGTGGCACGAGGGGAAGCGGGAGAGGTACCGGTACGTGAGTATCTCTCGGCGTTTGTGAAAGAGAATCCGGAGTTTCTGCCAGCCCGGATTGCGGGAGGAACCGGGATGACGGGGAACCTCAAGGCGCCGCAGGCCGGAAACGAGTCGGTAAGTATCGATCGAATCCGTCCGGGCATGAGTGCGGAAGAGATGCAGCGGGTACGAGAGGAAATCGTGCGCGTGGCGTCGCAGACCCTTCGGGGACTGTAGAAAACAGCCGGCCGGAAAGCCGGTACAAGGACAGGAAGAAGGAGAACGAATGGGAGCAATTACAACAACTAATGTCGCGACTGCGATCGTGAAGCTGGTGGCGGCGGAGGCTTTGCCGGTGCTGGTGGGGAACCTGGTGATGGGGAACCTGGTAAACCGGGACTACGAGCCGGCGCTGGCGCAGTCCGGCGATACGATCAACGTGCCGATTCCGCCGCAGATGGTGGCGAACAACATCAACGACGCCATTGGCGGCACGGTTACGTTACAGAACCCGACGCTGGGGAACGCGCAGATCGTGCTCAACACGCACGCGGAAGCGACCTTCCAGATTCCGGATGTCGCGAAGATACTGGCGGTACCGGACCTGCTGAAGATCTACCTGCAGCCGGCGGTGGCGGCGATTGCGCAGAAGATCGAAGCCGACCTTCTGAATCTGTATGCGGGATTCACGGCCAACACGGCGGTGGGCACGGCGGGCACGCCGATTACGGAGGCCACGATCGACGCGGCCGAGACGGCGCTGTTCCTGGCGAGGATACCGCCATCGGAACCGAAGTACATCGTGGTTGACGCGGCGTCCTACTCGGCGTGGCGGCAGATTCCGCGATTCAGCGAGTATCAGACGGCCGGCGACGCCGGACTGCAAGCGCTGGTCGACGGCACCATCGGCAAGGTAAAGGACTTCTACGTGTTCCGGTCGCAATTCGTGCCGAAGACGGGAACGGGCACGGTGAATACGCACAACCTGGCGTTCACGAAGGACGCCATCGGCCTGGTGGTGCGGCGGCTACCGCAACCGCTGCCGGGGACGGGCGCCATCGCCGAGTACGCCGAGATGGGCAACTTCGGGATGCGGGTGATAATGAGCTATCACCCGAACACTTTGGCGCAGCAGTTCACAGTGGACGTGCTGTACGGCTGCGGCATTCTGCGGAACGCGGCGGCCGTGCAGGTCAACACCTAGGTTGGGAGCGAAGCGAAGGCGGCTCCGCCCACAGGTCTAGGGCAGAGCCGCCAGGGTTTGACGGGGCGGGACGGTAACCGGCGCGCGGGGGGGGAATGTACCCGGCCGGAAGGGCGGGTTGCCAACCCGCCGCAGGTTGCCAACCTGCCTCACACAAGGCTAACCGGAACAGGACGGGAGGATGGAATGGATTTAAGGGCGTATTACCAGAAAGTTCGAGAGACGGCGGCGGGCTATCGGGAGAAGGACATGGTGATAGTCAGCCGCGCGACCGGGGACGGCGGGAAGCCGGGCGTATTCACGGAAGTGCCGAAGGAGGTGGCCGCAACGATGGTGGTTGAAGGGACGGCGCAACCGGCATCGGTGGACGAGGCGGCGGCATTCCGGCAGGTGCGGGCGGACGAGAAGCAGCGGGTAGAGCGAGAACTGGCGGCGGCAAAGATGCCGCTGTCGGTGGTGACGACAGCGGAGCTGAGCCGGCTGCTGGGATCGCGGAACCAGGAGTAAGAACATGGCTCTGTTCACGGATGGCGTTCCTTCGACGGTGGCCGATCTGGCGGCGCTGGATTCGCAACTCCTCAACGTGGCGCACGCGGAGGGGATCGATGTGACGCAGAAGCTGACTCTGGCACAAATCGACCTTGGTCTCGAACTTACCACGCTCCTCGCGGGGAACTCGTACTGCGTTCAGTCGGTGTGGGTGACCCCCAGGCCGAACCTGAATTCGGTGGTAGTGACACCGGCATTGAAGCTCTGGCACACATACCGCGCCCTGGAGATGGTGTACAGCGACGCGTACAACAGCCAGCTCAACGACCGTTACGGGGGAAGGCGGGACCAGTTCCACCGGATGGCGAAGCAGGCGTACGAGAAGCTGAGGGAGACGGGACTGGGAATTGTCACGGCGCCGGTGCCGATGGCGGCGACTCCTGGGGTGGTGGCGGTGGAATCCGGCGCCGGCGGCAACCTGCCGGACGGGACGTACTTCGTGGCGATTTCGTGGGCGAATGCGGTGGGAGAAGAGGGCGTGGCATCGGAACCGGCGGGGGTGGCGATTGGCAGCGGCACGTTTCAGGTGGATGCAGGCAGCGCTCCGGGCACGGCGGCGGGGTGGAACGTCTACGCGGGAACGGAGCCGAACAACCTGTCGCTGCAAAGCGCGGCGATGGTGGAGGTAGGAGCG